CGTCGATGACGCGGACATTCTCACCCCTAGGCCCCGCGTGAACGTTAGGCTGCTTCTGAGCGATCATGTATCGGATCAAGAGCGCTCTCAGTGCACGATAGTGAGTGTACGGAAGTCGTGCTACATCCGCGACCGAATATCCGGGCCATTCATGTGCGATCCGACCGCACATGTCCTGGAAAGTCCAGGTCAGCCCTGTGCTTCCCCCATGACGTTCTCGTCGTCAGTCTCTTCGTCGTCTTCTCCCTCGTCGATGTCGGCGGGGTTGAAGTGCATGTCTCGGAGGAGTGAGATGAGTCGCTGCACGACGGTGAACGGGCCGTTGTAGAGCTTGTCTACACCGATCTTCGGCTCCTGAAGGGACTTGTCAAGCATGAGACGGAAGAGCGTGTCATCCGGGTCATCCTTGTCCTCTCGGGCAAGCTTGAGGATCTTCTCGTAGTCGGACGCCGTGAGTTCACGGAGGACATACTTGGTCCCACGGATGCTGACCGAACGGACCTGGAACTGGCCGTCGAGCGACTCGATGGCTGGGGCGGCTGGATGCTTAGGCATTCTTGAGAGTTACTCCCTCGATACGGATGGAACGGCGACCGTCGACTGCTGTGCCGAAAGAATCATGGTCTTGGGCGACGATGAACTCGTCCTTTCCAAGACGGACGGTGATGACCTTCTCGTAGTCCTCTTCCTCCCACATGTGGGGGTTGAAATACGAAAACACGGCGAACAGATCGTACAAGCCCGCTCCTGGGCCGTCGTCTGGTCGCCGCGTGAGATTCCAGGTCTTGAATGTGCCGACAAGCACACCCAGGCTGGAGATGCGGATTTCTCCGTCCTTACCGGAGATGTTTCGAAAGAAAGGCATTGGTCCCCGTAGGAGTGCAGCGCTTAGACGCTGCACATCCTACAGGGAACTTGCTTCACCTACTAGGTGAGTGAGCCCGTCTGGAACACGGTCCACTCGCCAGAAGCACGGAAGTTACCGCTCACGCGGATAGCATCGGTGTTCGAAGCGGTGATGCTCGTGTCGATGAGAGCAGGACCATGCGCGATGAGGACAGCGCTTGAGCCGTCGTCAGCGTACAGGTACAGAGGGATGTCATCGAGGCTGGTGTTGTTGACCATGAGGTCACCAGACACGTCGAGGAGTCCGTTGAAGGAGCCGCTGATGTCCTTGAGCCCAGCGAGGTACTCCTTGTTGGTGTCACCGAACGTTGTGACTTCGACATAGTCACGGGAGAGGTTCAGGTCCCACTGGGACTTGACCGCTACCTTCTGTCCGAAGCCCTTGAGCCCGTTGACGTAGATCGCTCCATTCTTTCCATGAAGCTTGAGGCCGTCGTTGGCAGCCATCTATCGTTCACCATCCTTACGAAGAGGTTTGGTTCGTCCAGATCTCGTACGAACCGCCGATTCGGTAGATCTTTCGCCCCTCTTCGTCGTCTTCGGACATCCGAATGTCCGATACACGATGGCAGATAAGGGAAGTATGTCCGCTCACGCTCAGTTGCACTCCATCGAGTACATCGCTCACGGACTGGTCGAGGTTACTGGCCTCGACCGAGTTTCTCGAAACGACGACCACATCCGCCAGCGCTACGTACATGCGGGATGTCCAGGTGTCTTCCTTGACTCCCGGTACGACCGCCGTCCACACGAGGTGGGGATATGGAACCGCTTCGGGGGCGAGCCCCTCATGCAAACCGCCTGTAAGTGCGGTCTTGAGGCCATTATCAGCACGTAGTGCGGCTACTACGGCTCGCCAGATGTTCTGAGAAGTCAGGTATGCCACTAGTACCCTCCGCTCGAGTACGCTTCTCCAAGGGTCACACTTGGTGCAGAAGGACCGGTCGGTACTTCTTCTCCACGATCAGAGAAGTCGATCGCCGTGTTCTTGTCTTCAGGTGCACCCCTCGAGTAATCGAAAGGCTTGTTGAGTTGAGAGGTACCCGTGAACGGTACCTTCCACTTCTTCGTGCCTACTCGACGCCTGACCTCTGCGACGAGGACCGACCTCGCCTCATATAGTGCTGGCCGCAGATATGGGAACGGCCTGTTGTGTCGCGTCCCGAACTCCATGTGACGCGCATATTCTGTCGGTGACTCGACGTAGATCCAGTACACGCCACCCTTGTGCGTGATCGGCGTGAGCCTGATCTCACCGCGAAGACGTCCACCGACTCGTCCCTGGAAGAGCGCACTCCTGATGCGGGTGGTCTTGCCAAGTGCGAACACTGGCGCACCGCCCATCTTCTCTCGTACGGCCTTCTTGACCTCGTACCTACCTCGAGAACTGATCTTGTTTCGACCGATGTCACGCTTGACTCGGTCAGTGCCACCCGGCGTCGAGCCGGAAGACGTTCGCGCATATCGCGCCCCACGACGCTGGACGAGGAGTTCGTCCGGTCGAGTCCCTTGCTTGCGCCACGCCTCTCCTGAGCGCATGAAGTTCCCGATGGAGCGAAAGTCCCCAGTGACCGTTCCAGCCTTGGACCTCATCACCGGGAAGAGTGATCCCCTCGTCCCACGAAATGACCCGGACCGACCCATGAACTTCGAACCACGACGGATGCCGCCAGACTGCTCTGCCATCATCCGCTCGCCCAAGAATGACTCCGATGAGTCCTTGGAGACATTCATGCGACGAGACTTCGCCTTGCTGGACATGAACGCCTGATACCTCTCTGGCGTTCGAATCGTCTTCCATGACCTGGAGAAACTCTGCCTGCGGCCCTTTTGGCGACCGTAGAGTTCTCGGACGGGAGCATGCTGCTTGGCACGCCCAAGCGTGAACTCCCCTGCATCCTGGAGCCCTACCAGCGCTCGTGATTCGATGATCTCGAGCGTCTTTGGGAGGTTGAAGAGTTGTGCGACCGTCGTCTTGGGTGCGGCAGGCATCTAGGCCACTCGCTTGAGGTACGCCTCTACCCACTCGTTCCACGTGTCTTCAGGGTTCGCCTCTGTGCAGACCCATTCGACGCCGTCGATGATGACGATGTCCCTGTGTTCGATATCCGTCCCGATTGGGACTCGCATGGTGAGGTCGTGGACCGCCACGCTTCGACCACCGTCGACATCGAATGACCGGCCCATGACGGAGATGATCCACGCCTTGGTGACCGTATCCTCGTACGATGGAGCGACCGTCAGGTCGTCATCACCGAACGGGTTCCCTGAGTCGGCAGAGTATGTTCGTCCGACCTTACGGATCGTGACGGTCTTCGTCATCGCAGATTCTCCGATCTTGCGGATGGCGTTCATCTGCGAGTCGGTCAGCAGTTGTGTCATCGCACTGTCCAGAACTCGAGCCCGCGAAGGAGTTGCTTCGCTGAGTCTGGGAGGTCCATCGAGATGTTCGACGACTCAGCCCGTGGGCGTGGTCGCTCGATAGCGATGTCACCGACGCGCAGGCTCTGGACCCCGGTCATGCCCTTCTCGACGAGTTGCTTGTTCCCGATGAAGTCAGCGACCGACATCCCGACTGCCTGCGGGATCTCTGGGATGAGCGGATAGCCGTAGGATGCCTGGACCGTCGACCCTGCTGGAAGAGCTGCGCCGAAGACGACGATGCCTTCTTCCTTGTTCACCGTGAATCCTGTGGTTACGGCTACGCCGTTGACCTTGACGGTAACTGCCGATGCGTCCCAGAACTGGTTTTCTGCCCTCCATGTGAGTCCGTCCGTCTTGGACAAATACTCGTCGACAGTGGTGAATGAGTATCCGTAGGTGTAGTCGATCCTGGCGATCGGCTGGACCAGGCCGACGAGAGGCGTGTTGAATGCGCCCCAGATGCCGTATGACCAGTTCAGGCTCATGGTGAGGACCTGGATGTGGTCGTGGGCGACGAACAGGTCTTCCGGCGCGACGTCGATGTACTGGCTGTTGGTCACGTAGATCCGGAGTTGCTGCACGGACTTGAGCGGCTTCGCTCGCGTCCAGAAGCGGTACGTCGGACCCTCGTTGACGCCGTTGCCCTGATAGAAGTCATGCTCTTCTCCAACCATCGTCCCGCCACGGAAAGAGAAGCGCTGTGGAACCATCGGGACACCGAGGTACCGGTCGACACTGAGGGTAGCCCTCTGGATGATGGACCGCAGTTCGGCGTCGTCCTGGTCCTCCGTGCCGAAGCCCATCTCGCGATATCGCATGGGAGTCAGGTACGGAAGCATGGTTCTCCTAGGGTTGAGAAACCCTCCGGGGCCGGGTCAGCGACCCCGGAGGGAGACAAGACGTTGTCTAGGCTGTTAGACCTTGACGCGGATCTTGTTGTTGTACTTCGGTGCCTTGAGGGCGAGTCCCCACATCCCGAAGAAGATGAACAGGTGGGTGAGCTGACCTGAGACGCCCATCGGGATCTCAATGGTAGTCACACCCTCGCTGCCCAGCCACGGCAGGCTCATGCTCGTCTCGTCGAGGAGGTACATGTCACGAACGGTGTTCGAGCTGTACTGGGTCGACGTGTACGAAGCGATGCTGTTGCCGGGGATCGGGTCGAAGCCGATGGCCCCGAACGGGGTCATCACGCCGATAGCCTCAGTGCCAGGAACGATGCCGGCTGAAGGGCCGACCCATCGCTGCTTGGCTTCCTGCTGCTGGCTGTACGTCTCGACGTCGAGAGGGTTCGCGTAGATCATGCGAGGACGGCCAGGGCCGTAGTTCATGATGTCCACGCTAGCGTTGGCCACGGCACGGCGGATAGAACCGGTCGTGTCAGGGCTGGTCGCAGGGTCGACGTTCTTGACGAACGAGTCACCAGTGTTCAGGAGGGCGCGAAGGCCCGTGAAACCGTTGGCGTCGTAGAGGCCGAGTTCGTTGTTGGCGGTACCACCAGAGTCGGTGCTGTGGCCACCAAAGATGGTGTCCTGCATCTTCTTCTGGATGGAACGAAGGCCACCGCGAAGCTCGAGGTTCTCGGGGTTGAACCCGCTACCGGACTGAAGAGCAGCGAACTGGTTCTTCAGAGACACACCACGTCGAGTCGCCACGATCGCGATGTTCGTGGTCTGGCGCTGGTACGTGCTGTTGTCGTCCGTCACGGTTCCGAGTTCACCCATGAACTGGGCAGAACCGAAGGTCAACTGCTGCTGGTAGGTGTGAACCAGACCATTAGCGGGCTCCTTCGGGAACCGTGCGAAAGCGGGGAACTCTCGAATGAAGAGTTCGTAGAGGACAGGCTCCAAGTCCTGCCGGATGAGGGCAGATCCACCGCTCGTGTCGAGCAGCTTCTGGACTTCGGGGCTGAACTCCTGGTCGTACGCCTTGTCAAAGGCGGCTGATCGCGTCTCGCCACCAGCAGCCAACCATGCCTGAAGGGGGATACCCGTTGGCTTGTTGGCCTGGATAGCGAACGCCATCATGAGCTCGGCATCATCCATGCCCTTGAGCTCCTTGCGGATGGCCATCATCTCAGCAGGCCCCATGATGGTGCGCTGAGTCTGAGGAGCCACTGCCTGCTGGGCGATACCGGCGGGAGCCGGGTCGACCTTCAGGGCCTTCTCCGCTTCGAGTTCAAGTGCTGGAGCGCCGTTCAGAGCGTCAAGGTCACCCCGGATCGACTCCAGGAGGCCCTTGATCTCAGCAAGGTCACTCATTGTGGTTGTTCTCCATCATCTTGACGATATCTGGTCCGTAGATCCGCTCGATGTTCTCGAGACGGTTCAAGCCCGCACGGAATGCGGTCTTTCGTCCCAGTGGTGTGTTCTTGATCTGGTTGACAGCAGCGCCAACCTCGACGAGGGCTTCGTACACGATCTTGTACGCCTCGTCACGCTCCCGCTCGGCTTCTGCCTGCGCCTTCTTGGCAGCCGCACGCTCTACGCGTGCAGTGGTGATCTCCTTGACCACAGTGGCCAGGTCACCGACAGACTCGGTCAGGTAGCTCATGAGCTCTGCCTCGTCATCTGCTTCGAAGGACTCAGTCACAGAGTCGCTTTCAAGGGGCGTGTCTCCCGCTTCCGGGTCGGTAGCGTCAGCCACCTCCGGGTCAGGTGCGCTATCAACAGCGTCTGACGGAGAACTTGCTTCTGTAACGTCCTGCACATCAGCAGGAGCGTCTTCCTTCCGACGACGTGGGGTGCTGCACTTGTCCTCAGACGAGTGGCGTTCGCCACAGTCAGGACAAATCTCATCCTCGTCTCCGTCCTCACTGAGGACGATGTCCTCGAGGTCGCGATCGTCGGCTGGTGGAGCATCCTCGACCTCCTCTGGGATCAGAGCGTTCGTCACGTCGATGAACTCGACTGCTCGGGCGATCCACGAACGTGGGTTCGCTGGGATGCCTACGATGCTCGTTTCGAGGAGTTGGATGCGCTTGATGGTCTTGGCACCGGTCTTCCGGTCGACTTCGAACTCCCCGTTGGGGATGTTCGCGCCGATGCTGAAGCCAAGCTTGGTGCCCTTCTTGATCGCTTCCCAAGTCTCGATAGCCTTGGGATTCGCGGTGTTCACGACCATGTCGATGTCGAAGTCCCAGACGGCGTTACCGTCCTTGTCTTCGCCACGCTTCACGATCCTGCCCCCGGTGGCAGTCCCCATCACGTCCTCTGGGACGCTGTAGGAGTGGTTACGGAAGATGGTCATTCCTACGACCTGGTTCTCCATGTCCTTCAGGCCGTTACGGAGGATCTTATCTCCGTGAAGGTCTTCGACCGTCGAAGAGGCGACTCCGGAGAGCGTCATCGGCTCGCCGTCGCCTCCACCGGCCTTAAGGACACCGGAGAACATGTTGAACTTGGCAACCGGGTCAGTCATGCCCCCGATGTCAGTCATCTGATGTTTGCTCCTGTCGCTTGTCGTTCGCAAGGGCTGTGATGAACTTATCGAAACGTTCGGCGGCGACGTCCCAGGAGAAACTCCTGCGGACATGTTCGACTCCTGCTTCGCCCAGCGAACGCCTAGCCCCGGCACTCTCGTAGAGGTATTCGAGCGCGTTGGTGAACGCGTCGATGTCCGCGAGCCAGATGTCCTCACCAGAAGGCACGGTGATAAGACGCTGTGGTTCC